TTTATTTCTAATAGAAATGGTTATATTGTGCGTTATATTCATACGAGGGTTGTTCCGACGCCCTCTTGAAGCACAATCAGGGCGATTACCAGTCGATAAAGCGTTGAAGCAAGCAGTACAATTGTCGTGTCTGGCCATAAGTATCGCTGATGCTCAGACACATGCTGGCAGAATTGCAGCCATTACACAGTATTTGCAAGGACAGGTGGATGAATCCCTTCCCACCTGGTTATATAATAAGTGTACTGGTAAGAAAACTGTTGATTGGACTACGACTGCTGGTCAAGACCAAATTTCCCAATTTTTCGATTATGCCTTCAGTGGCAAGGAAGAAGAAGCAAAAGCTGGTGAAATTGAAATGTCAACTCTAGATGCCCATGCTGGGGAAATTCCGTGGCATATTATGCTAGATGATGCATTTAACAATTGGAAGGCTTTTCGTCATGGAAAGATGGCCAAAAGATTTGCAAAATTCTTGAGTGTCATAGTGTCAGCAGGTATGTGTGAAGCAGCTTCTGTCACCTTTAAAATGGGCAATGTCCACCTGTTTGCCCCTGTCGTTGAATCAAAACAATTGATGGCCGGTGATATTTTCGAGGCCTTCTATGAAACAGCTTCAGGTTTTCTGAAAGGTGGATGGCGCGTCTATCAGACTGGTGAAGTTTCTGCATTTTTCCTGGAAGATGAGAAAGTGAATGAATTTGATGACCTCTATAACAAGATCCGTGGTTGGCATGGATATGCAAAGACGGGGAATCTCTTGAAATACACTGAAATTGATGACAATGACTATGATATCCGGCTGCATGAAGCAATAGATCTTGGTGCGGACATCTTGAGGAAAATACCTAGACAACAAGTATTCGAACGTCGGTATGTTTCTGATCGTGTTGACCAACTCCGAGATTATTTGTGTGAATTTGATCAACTGCGAACAAGAGGAGGACTGCGTATTGCTCCATTCGCCATCAGTTTGTTTGGGCGGAGTGGGAGCGGTAAATCTTCTCTTACAAATTTGACCTGTAAGGCAGGCTTGAAGTACAATGAGTTAGACTCCAGTGATGAGCGCGTTTCTGTGTGGGCAGATAACGATGCATACGCGTCTAATATCAGATCGCATGTTAATGCAATTGTTTTTGATGATTTTGCTAACACTAAGGCTGCGTTTCTAGATTTTTCTCCAGCGTACAGACTGATTCAGGTCGTCAATAATATCAAATATGCAGCACCAATGGCAGACGTTTTCATGAAGGGAAAGGTTTCACTTAATCCCTATTTTTGTATTCTATCAACTAATGTTCGACATTTGAATGCGGCAGAGTTTTCCAACGAACCTGAATCTATTCTACGGCGCTTCTACCATGTGGTGGTAGAGCCGAAAGAGGAATTTCTGGGTCCAAATGGAGCTTTGTCCAAATCAAAAATTGAAGCGGAGTTCGGAATTACCGATACACCCGATGTTTGGCGCCTTACTGTTAATACGTATTTGGCTACAAACAAAAGGTGGGTTGATATGAATGCCATGAGGCCCGTGGAATTTGAGAATCAAAAAATGGTACAGGTAGATATTTTCACATATTTGAGGTGGTTGCAAATACAATCAAAAGTGCATTTTGCCGAGCAAAAGGACTATATTGAAGTTCAGGGTATGGAACCCGAAATTTGTCCTGTATGCCACACTTATTATTGTAATTGTAAGACTAAGCCTCCTCCATCGATTTGTCGCCCTGTCACATATGATGATGACTCAACTCCACCTTCACGACCAACGCGTCATCCTAATGATGAATTGCGCTCTCGTCGTCCTGGACCAGATGAAGACGACACTGAATTTGACGCTCAGTCTGGAGTGCTAGCTGGGTGGTTGAAGCGTAAGTCAAATGTTCTCCAGCAATACTACAGAGATGCTTCTGATTCTCTGGTTGTACACACCAATGAAGTTTGTATGTGGTGGTCCCGAATAGACTTCCTTCCCGAGTATCTCATTTGTCACCCGCGTGTTCTAAAATGTTGTCTCCTGTTGTGGAGAAATGACATCAAGCAATCAATAATCGCGGGAATTTCCTTGTATTTGATTATGATTGGGTTTATGTGTTACGCCTTTCCAGCTCTATGGTGGTTATGGACACTATCGTGTTCTGTCTTTTGTTATTGGTACATTTGCACGACGATCCAAGTATATACACGTATGGTGAGAGCGAGAATTCTGGAACTCAAATCCGTCGTTAAGACATACACGAACTCCTGGCAAACTCGTTATGCTTTAGTCGGTGTTGCCACAGTAACCCTTCTACTTTCAGTGATGAGATCGCACTATAATACTCTCACTGAACATACTGGTTTGAGTCCAGAAAATATTGAGGAGGTCAAGAAACGTGATACAGAAGTAAATCCGTGGATTGTACCGGTGAAAGCTCCACTTCCAATGTCAGTGGCGTCAAAGACTACTACTGCAGAGAATTTGGCAAATGTTATGCGTACTAGTTTGGTTGGATGTGTGTCAGATTTAAACAAGACAACACTCATATTCTTTATTATGTCAAACATTGCCATTATTCCCACCCACTTTCTAAATCACCATTGGGAGAAGAACAAGCGAGATATACCAATTAGACTGTACAAACATGGAAATGTTGCAAAAAGTCACCCAGATAAGATCGCATGGAAGAAGACTGTAGCCATTCCTGGAACTGACTTTTCATTGGTGAATCTCACTACAGTCGGAGCGTTGACTGACTTTCGTCCATGGCTTCCCCAACACAAATATGTCAAGCAAACCCCTGCGAGGTTAATCACAAGAGATGTGTGCGACGACACTTAGGAGTATTCCGACCCTTTTTAAAGGGGCTGGAATGATTAAGCATACCTTTATGTGGTTCTGGGGTGGTAAATATGACATGCCAAAGGGAAATGAGACTGTTCCGGGAATGTGTATGTCCCCTCTTATAAGTGACGCCAAAGGTTCGATGATTGTCGGTTTCCATTTAGGGGGTAAACTCTTGGAAGCGGGATGTGGTATAGTTACCTTGGACCAAATTAACTTTGCTGTCCAGGAACTATTACAAGTGGATGGAGTTATTTTGGGGGCCTCCTCGGGCGTACTGCGTGCGGAAATGGGCTCCCTTCCAGAAAAGATCTATGATAAAGAAGTGCTCACCAATCGTGACATTCATCCTAAAAGTGCAGTCAACTTTTTGAAAGATGACTCGTGTATGGAGGTGTATGGGAGTACTACTGGAAAGGCGACTCCACACAGTGATGTCGTTCCAACACTCATTTCAAAATCGGTCGAAAAAGTTTTTGGTGTTCCTCAGCAATGGGGGCCGCCAAAAATGAAGGGTCCTGGAGTTTATCCCTACCAGGCGTCCTTGGTTGATGCAACAAAACCGTCTAATCCAATAGGAAGTATGATGGTCACTGCAGTACAGGACTATAAGAAGATAACGAAAAGAGTTAAGGAGAAAATACCAGAGCTGTTCAAATGCTCCCCATTATCCAGGGTAGAAACTGTTTCAGGCATAGATGGCTGTCGCTTCATTGACGCTATGAATTTTAATTCATCACCTGGTTTCCCATTGTCCGGAACAAAACATCCCCTGCTCGTAGATCTTGAGCCAGATGACTATCCCAACATATCCTGCCCGCGAACGTTCGTTCAGGAAGTGTGGGATGAATTTGAGCAAGCAAGTCTGACTCTTAAAGCGGGGAAAAGAATCTATGCTGTGTGGAAGGCATGTCTTAAAGATGAAGCTACTAAGATAACTAAAGATAAGGTACGAGTATTTCAAAGTGCACCGCTGGTTCTGCAGTTGTTGGTTCGAATGTACTTCTTGCCTATTGTACGTATTATTCAGATGAATCCACTAGAATTTGAGTGTGCCGTCGGCATAAATGCTGAAGGCCCAGAATGGCAGGAATTGTGGGAACACATGATCTCCAAGGGCCCAAATAGAATTTTAGCTGGAGATTACAGTAAATATGATATACGTATGTCTGCGGAGGCTACCTCTGCAGCGTTTGACATTCTGTTTGATATAGCCGAGCAGTGTGAGGGATATACGGATGAAGACGTACAGTTTATGCGGATGCTTGCTACAGAAATTATCTATCCCGTGATGGCATATAATGGTGACTTGATACAATTGTTTGGGACTAATCCTTCCGGACAAAATCTCACCGTTATAATCAACTCCCTAGCCAATAGTCTATTCTTAAGAGCCTTTTTCTACTCTGTTTATCCTGATTTGGAGTTCAAGGAAGAAGTTGCTCCTATTACTTATGGAGATGATGTAGATGCTTCGGTCTCGGAAAAGTGTCCCAAATTCAACCACATTTCTTATGCCAAGTGGCTAGAAGAACATGATATGAAGTTTACCATGCCTGACAAGACGTCCACACCAGTCGAGTATATGTGTGAAGAAGATGTTGATTTCCTTAAGAGAAAGTGTAGGTACAACCCTGATCTTGATTGCAAAGTGGGGCTCCTAGATGAGTCATCCATATTCAAACGACTACATTCTCATGTTCTGTCCAAGGAATTGACTCTAGAGGAGCACTCTGCTGCAAATATTGATAGTTCTCTGCATGACTGGTTCTATTATGGTCGTGAGGTATTCGAACTCAGGAGAGAACAACTGAGACAAGTGGCAGCAGATGCTGGCATCGAACATTTGTGTCCCTCGCTCGAAACTAGTTATGACAAGCGAGTAGCTCATTGGCGACACAAATATTTGAATGAAGAATTGCCAGAAGGTGAAGAAACGACTTTTGATGCCCACTGTGGAGGAGCTGAGCTCGAGGTTGGTACTTTTGATTACCAGGACCATTGTATTGATACAGCACGTCGTTCAACGTATCCACAATTCCCCTATGAGAGCATAATATTGTTTTGCTTAACGTCAATTATTGACCTCGTGTTTCTCATGAATGTTTTGAGTGGAAAGTGGTATATTCGTTTCAATCTTTGTCCTACAAACAAACTTGCTCTATGGTGGTGTATGTTCTTCCTCTTTTCAGGAGGGTTTGCCAGTTTTTGCTACAGAGTTGCGATAGCTATCTTGTATGCGTTTCATCGTGTGAACCTCCTGGCACAAGGTAAAAATTCCATCCAGTTTGAGCAACAATCAGCGTTTCCTTTTAATTCAGAGGAACGCAGATGGTTCATTGGACGAGATGATCGTCCAAAGAGCTATAAAGTGGTTCGTCCACGATTTTAGTTTGTCTTGTTTCACAAACAAGAGCCCAGTTTAGGGTTACTGGGTCCTACGGGATAGCAACAAACCCCCTGTGTATATGGTTACCAATGTGTTTATAGTTTATCTGTTTCATATATATATATTAGGCTTTACATTTGTAGGCACGCAGTCGCGTACCCCTATTTAGGGGAGGAGTTCGCCGATCCATGTAAATAGAAAAATTCTACGAGATTGAGCTTGCTCGTAGTCTCATAATAGCTTACAGAAAAACAAGAAAAACAAATAGTGTTGGAGGCACAAAGTGGCACCACCTCTGATGCTAATATTCTCAAGAGTGCCAAATATGACGACCAGCAAAATGTGAGTTTCGTCGATCAGATGGACCCATACATGTATGATGTCGTCAATTCAGTTGATGAAACCCGAAGACTACAGGATTCTAATGATGCTGATTTAGCAAATTTCTTCTCACGACCTATCAAGATCGCTGAGGAGGAATGGACTACTAACGTGACGTTATCTTTTGACATTGATCCCTGGAGTGAGTATTTTGACAACCCTCGAGTGAGTAACCGCCTGTCCAACTTTAATTTGTTGCGTGCGAAACTTCACCTTAAGGTGTTGATAAATGGAAATGGTTTTCAGTATGGACGACTTTTGATGTCTTATTTGCCATTTGACGTCTATGATACCTTATCCACAAATGCTGCACTCATTCGTGAGGATCTAGTTCAAGCTTCACAGCAACCTCATTTATTCTTGGATCCAACCACCTCCACAGGTGGAGAGATGGCACTACCTATGTTTCTCCACACGAATACCCTGCATGTGCCTTATTCTCAATGGTCTGAACTTGGAAGACTATACTGTCGTACGCTTAATACCCTAAAGCATGCCAATGGTGCCACAGATAAAGTCACTGTAAGTGTCTTTGCTTGGGCTGAAGACGTTTCCCTAAGTGTGTTGACTTCGGTTGATACCGACACACTCGAACCCCAATCTGGTGAAATCTCACAAGCAAATACTAGTGGCACTGTTAGCGGTCCAGCGACTGCAGTTTCAAATTTTATGGCTAGTTTGTCGGGAGTGCCATATATTGGACCTTTCGCACGGGCGACGCAAATTGGTGCTGGAGCTGTGGCAGGAATGGCAAAAATCTTCGGATACAGCCGTCCACCCATAACAAAAACTCCGGAGCCATATCGACCTAGCCCTATTAGTTCTTTATCGGTCACTAATGTACCTGATGTGTGTCAAAAACTAACAGTTGATGAGTTGCAGGAATTGACTATAGACCCTCGAATCTCAGGTTTGGGGGGTGCAGACCCCTTGAATATTCGAGAAATAGCAAAGCGAGAGTCATATTTGACGACATTTGGGTGGAACGTTGGTACTGCCCCCGAAACCTTGCTATGGAACGCTCGAGTAGATCCGGTTACTTGGGCAGAGAGTACATTTGATGGTAAGACTGGTTTCCATTTTCCAGCTTGCGCCTTTGCTGCCCTCCCGTTCCAATATTGGAAAGGTACTATGAAATTTCGCTTCCAAATTGTGTGTTCGAATTTCCATAAGGGCAGACTTAAATTCGTGTATGATCCAAACTTTGTTGATACAAATGAATACAACACGAATTATGTTAGAATCGTGGACATTGCTGAGGAACAAGATTTTACCCTCGAAGTTGGAAATGGTCAGGAGGTATCTTTCCTCGAACACCATTACCCCTGCGTGGACTCTGTGACTCAGATGTACAGTGGAACAAAGTATTCCTCGAAGGAAGCGGGTAATGGTGTAGTGGCTGTTTATATCGTCAATGAGTTAACTATTCCTAATGACACAGTGAACAATGATATTGAAATTAACGTTTTTGTGTCGATGGGGGATGACTTTGAAGTGGCAGTGCCCGAGGATTTCTTCACTCGTTTCACTTTATTTCCACAAGATGGAGAATTGGAAGCACAATCTGGAACAATTGTGCCTGACAGCCAAGAAACAACTGAACCAAGTGCCCCACAACAAGAGATATCTAGCGAACTTGGAATGGGGAAGACGTCGGATGCTCAGTTGAACGGTGTATTCTTTGGCGAGGCTATACAATCGTTTCGGACCTTACTTAAGAGGTACACTTTGTGGAACACAATACCCAAAATATTGTCAGGACCAACGCTTGTTAGCGGACGCTTCTCAAATATTCCATATTTTAGAGGCCCGAATCCCGCCGGTGTTGACTCCGCTGCTACTGGACCTTACAATTTTTGCAATACTATTTTGCTTCATTGGGTGTTGTCAGCTTATTCTGGTCACCGTGGCTCGACACGGTGGAAGATAGTGCCGCGTGGACATCAATCTATTGGAGACCGTGTGGTGGTGGAAAGAGTTCCATTTAAAACCACACAACCCAATTATCAAGTCCAATATGCGACCATGCCACAGTATACTTCACAGTCCGAAGCTCGTGCACAAGCTCTGGCCCAAAAGAATGGACAATTCCAAAATCTCCTTCACCCTTTGTTTGGGGCGAATGGATCAGCTTTGACAATGTCGTCAGTCAATGGTATTTTGGAATTTGAGACACCATATTATTCGCCCTTTCGTTTCACTCCAGGCAAAAATGCTGTATATACTGATTTCATGATGTTTGACGGTTCATGGGACTACAGAGTAGAATACACTGGCGATGGCTCCACCACACTAACTGCAACACATGATGTGTATAGCGCTGTGGGTGAAGACTTTCAAGTGTATTTCTTTACTGGACTCCCGAGAATGTATTGTTTAGCCGAGAATTCAGCCCCAAATGCGTCCGGAGGGAGTTTTCTTGTAACTGGTCCACCAACTGGTGAGCAGGTTGAGATTACTGGGTTTGGAGATCAAGGACCAGTCGGAGCTGATATTACAGATTATGATGTATTCTTCGATGATGATCCTGTCCCTGTAACACCTCCCATTGTGGTGACTGAACCGGG